ATGTCTACCCTCTTTGGTACTAAGCAGTTTGATGGTAAGCACCATCGAGATAACTTAATACATCTGCCAAGCGATCAGACCGAGAATGTAAAGGCTTTGATCGAGCAGTTAATTACCTGGACTCCAACGACTAAGGGTAAGACCGATATGGTAATGGCTCTCTGGTTCTGTGAGATCCGAGCACGTGAGATGCTCAACTACGGCAAGTATGCCACCCACCATATGAAAAATCCATTCTTATCTCGACACGAGATAGGTAAGCGAACAGTAATTAACTTAGAAGAAGCGTTCGCAGACCAAAACAAAATGAGAGTCATTTAGGAGATAACATTGTTATCAGTCAAAGAAGTTGACGCGAAACTATCGCGGCTACGTACACGCTCATCAGCGCGTGACCAACGTATGCGTGACGTGCTTTCGGTACGTCAAGGAGATATCTCCAAGGTATTCCCTTCGATGTTTTCAGAGGACTACCCAAAGCCTCTCGTTGCCAACTTCATTGACGTAGCAGCACGTGACCTAGCAGAAGCTATGGCTCCTCTGCCATCCTTTAACTGCTCAGCAACCAATATGGTTTCAGACGCTGCTCGTAAGGCTGCAGATACTCGTACTCGTATTGCTAACTTCTATGTTTCAAACTCTGATCTACAACTTCAGATGTACACCGCAGCCGACTGGTATAACACCTACGGTATGTGTGTTGGTATGGTTGAGATGGACTATGACGATAACAATCCTCGTATCCGTATGCTCAACCCATTTGGTGTATACCCAGAACTAGATCGTTATGGCAGAACCCTGTCTCTTACTCAGGTTATTATTACAGATGCTGAAACACTTGCATCACAATATCCAGAGTTCTACGATCAAATCCTAGGTCGTAATCAGTATCAGCTATCCTCTCCTTATGTATCAATGGTTCGATATCACGACAAAGATCAAGACCTGCTATACCTTCCTGAGCGTAAGAACCTAGTTCTATCCTCAACGCCAAATATTCTTGGCAAGTGTATGGCACGTACCATTATGCGTTCCTCCTTAGATGGCGAAGCACGCGGTCAGTTTGATGATGTACTCTCAGTCCAACTGGCCCGTGCTCGCTTTGCTATCTTGCAGATCCAAGCTGCTGAGAAGTCTATCCAAGCACCTATTGCTATTCCACAGGATGTGCAAGAGTTGGCACTTGGACCAGATGCGATTATGCGTTCTGCTAATCCGCAAGGTATCCGTCGTGTACCACTAGAACTACCACCTGGAGTCTTTACAGAATCCGGTGTACTAGAGCGTGAACTACGCCTTGGTGCTCGTTACCCAGAGTCACGTTCAGGTGATATAAGCGCATCAGTAGTTACTGGTCGTGGCGTACAGGCTCTACAAGCAGGCTTTGATACACAGATCAAGGCAGCACAGGCACAATTTGCTCGACTATTTACAGAACTTGTTTCTCTCTGCTTTGAATCAGATGAGAAAGTATTTGGCGGAATCCCTAAGACAATCAAGGGATCTGACGATGGAACACCTTATGTACTCAAGTACATCCCATCACGCGATATTAAGGGTGAATATGGCGTAGATGTACGCTATGGAATTATGTCTGGTATGGACCCTAACCGTGCCATCATTGCATTACTACAAATGCGTAGCGATAAGCTCGTATCACGCGACTATGTACGCCGTGAGATCCCAATGGATCTTAACGTTACACAGGAGGAACAACGTGTTGACATTGAAGAAATGCGTGATTCTCTGCGCGTTGCTGTTGCTCAGTACGCTCAGGCGATACCGGCTCTTGCGGCGCAAGGCCAAGACCCTTCAGAGATTATCAGCCGTATCGCAACTGTTATCCAAGGTCGCCAAAAGGGACAAGCCTTAGAGAACATTATTGAAAAAGCATTTGCACCAGAACCAGCACCAACCCCAGAGATGCCACCTATGGCACCAGGTATGGAGCAACAGATTCCAGCAGCAGGCGCGGCCCCCGCTACTGCCTCGCAGCAACCTCCACAAGAACAAGCTGGTTCGGCCCCTGCTGCTGGTCAACGTCCCGATATCGCACAACTACTAGCCGGCATCACCGGCGCAGCATAAGCAGAGGAGGTGGAAATATGAATAAAGGATCACGCGCAGCAGCACCAATGGCAAAGCCAAAGGAAGGCAAGAAGGATCACTCCAAGCCAGCCGGCGGTAAGGTAATGGCATCAATGATGCCAGCAGGTCGCCCAGGCAAGAAAGTAAAAAAGGGTTAATTATTTTAATGGAAGGTGTATAGGGCGATGAATCATAATAGAATACGTCGTCCTATACGCCCTTCCGATTTAATAGTAATACTTACAGAAACTGCATATAACTTATCGCAAGTTGCAACAGGATTCTTTGAATCATTATATGAATTAAGCATTTACCATTCTAACCATAAGACTGAAACCAATCAGGCTTGGGAAAAGATGACGCAAGACTTAGAAACTTTAGAGGAGGAACAACAGTGAGTATGATGAATCCACTGGCTGGGCCAGCAGGTCCAGGTAAATTCTCCACACGTACAGATAATCTACAAATGGGTTCTATTGCTTACGGCGAAGGTGTCGAGACACAGGCTATCAAGTCTGGTGCTCCACTTGCTAAAACCCCAAATGTCAGACAAGAACCAATAACAGAATTATACGCACCAACACAACGTCCAGATGAACCAATCACATCAGGTATTGATATGGGTGAAGGACCAGGATCAAGTGCGTTAATGATGAATCAAATCAAGCAAGACGATCAAGATATTGTTGCAAAATATTTACCGTCATTGAGTGCAATGGCATCAGCGCAAGATACACCACAGTCCTTTAGAGCATTTGTGAGTTTCCTCCAAGGTTCACTATGAACCAATTTGTTAAAGATGTTACAGCTTTTGTTGATGCACTTGGCTATGATTATCCTGGAGTAGTTATTTCGCTTGCAAATATTCCTTGGGAATCAGACCAGGATAGAGATGATTTTATTAAAACTATTACGCGAGAGGTGCAGTAATTGGCTAATTATTGGGATACCATTAAAGATGCCATTGCCTCTAAGATAGGTCAAGGTATATCTGCAGTTGGAGAAAATGTAGCTGCAGGTTTTGCTAGTGCATTTGGCGGAAAGATTATTCCTGGTGCAGACACAACTCAACTATCAGAAGCTGCAGCAGCGCCAATTAAAAAAGCTGGACAAAAGGTTGGAAAAACTACAGTTGGAACTATTTTAAAACCAGCAGAAACAGTTAGAGCTGACGCAGCATTTAACCTTGGTATTGAAGAAGCTAATAAAGCATATGAATTTTTATATCCAAAAGTTACTCAACCTATAACAACTGCAATTCTTTCGTCAACAGAACTAAACAAAGCTCAAATTCCGAATATTGCAGAAAACTGGAAGCTAGCTAGGCCACTTACTGAAGAAGAAAAACTAGCAGGAGTACCTGACAATGTAAGTCCAGGGCAAGCATTTACTGCAAGGTATGTTCCAATTTTTAATAAATACTTTAATATTGCAGATCCTACAGATCGCAAAGAAACTTTTAAGGATAACATATTTGGAAAGTCTACTTCAGGTGCGGTAGATGGACTTGTAAATTGGTATGCAGACCCACTTTTTATAGGAGGAAAAGGTCTTGCAATAGGAGGTAAAAATTTATTTATTAAACCTATTGAAACCGCAGAAGATATTGTACGCATACGCAAGGATTTAGATCAACACGGTATTTTTGTAGAAACAGGTGGGCAAGCAGGACGTGAGACTCCTATTGGAACAGCAGTAGCTTCCCTTGTTGGCAAGAATGTAGCAGAAGTTTCTACTCATCCTCTCATTACTAAAAGCACAAATCCACGTTTAATGACAGCCCTTATGGGTGAGGCAAATACTTACGAAGATGCCGCTAATTTTATTGCAGCAGCATCTGGTGATACAGCATCACTTGCAAAAATTGCAACAACTCGTGCATCTGTTGCTGATGAAATTACACGTGCTCAAGATTTACTAGACCCTGTGGCTAAAAAGTATGCCAATATTGAATGGGGTGCTGGTGCTGATATTAAAAACTTAGAACCTACCATTCAAGAATATGATCGTTTAACTAGAGTTCTTGATGATTTGAAATTACGCGATACAAACCTTGCTCGTGCAATGGATGAGCGCCTTGGTGATTATCGAGTTCTTAAT